TGCCCGTGTAGCCTGTACCTTCGAAGAAACTTCCAAGGTTAGATTCATAAGTTTTTTTAGAATCTGCTTTAGCTGCAGTAAACATTTCTTCCGTAAATTCATCTGCTCCAAGTCCTGCTTCGTTAGCCAAGGCTCGCGCTTCGAAGAACGTAGGCACTGTAACAAGAGCAGCCATAATTGCCGTTTTGTCTAAACTTCCATCTTCTTTTCTAAAAACAGCACTTAATGCTTTGCCCCCTAAATCTGTAATTGTGTTTCCTGCTTTTGTAAAATCAAAATCTTTAGAAAGAGGGTTAAGAGTTTTAACTTTTTCCCAAATAGAAGGTCCTTTGTCTATAGCTTCAGATGCTGTTTCTGCCACACCTTTAGGTAATGCTTTTGTAAAAGTATCAGCTTCCATAAAATCTGCGCCACCTCCTGCACTTGGACGAACAGCTTCTGCTGTAATTCTTTTAAGTCTTTGTTCAGGACTAACTGACCACATATCATCAGCCATAGGACCTTTACTAATCACAGATGGTCGTTGCGAAAGTATGCTTGGAGGAGGTTGATTTGGAAATTGAGGTGCTCCACTATGTTGTATACCTGGAGACCAACGTTCAGGTTGGCCTGACCACATAGTATCACCCATAGGACTCTGACTAATTACAGATGGTTGTCCTGGTGGTGTTCTATACATATCTCCTAAAGCTGATCCTCTTCCTTTATCAATATTAATTCCTTGTCTAGCCACTCTTCTGTCTGATAAAAATTTTCCTAATCCTGTTTCTGTTCCTAAAGGTGAACTAAAGCCACCCATAAATCCTGAGGGTGTAAATGCTCCAGTTCCACCTGCGAAAGGGTTTCCTTGAAATCCTGCTCCTCCTAAATATCGTGCGGCTTGACCACCACCGTAGGTTAAAGCACCTCGTCCTAAGGATGAGCCGATTCTACCTGTTTGTTGAAACGAGCCTAAACCCGACATAGCGCCGGCAATAGCTGGATTAAAAGGTGCGACGAAAGGTGCGGCTTTCACAGCAACTTGTGCAACTTCTTTAGGAATTATTTTTCGAACAAATTTTTTAAATTTGCTTCCTAGTCCAAAATTTTCTCTTCTTAGGGGAACGGATGATATTCCGCCTTCATTATATAACTGTCGTGGTATTTGCATTCTTTTTATCATAATAATGTTAGTTAATTTCTTTTAAAGGCAGGGATTTTTCACCTGAGTTTATATACTTACTTAATTTATAGCAATAAATCAAGACTATGTTGTAACATCTCTAGGCTTAATTTCTAGTGCTGAAAGCACGACATGAAGCCTATTGGCAGTTGCTGCTGTCACCTTAATTACTTCGCTCTCCTTAGCGACTAAAGGTGCGGACAGCAATTCTGAAGTTCCGCTAGCTGATATAGCTTTAACATTAAAAAGGCTAAAAACAGCATCATCAGCATCTGTTAGTGTTATAGTAATAGTATCGGCGTTTCCTGAATCTTCCGATACGAGTATGGATTTAATAACAGCGGTTGTTGCTGTTGGCACCGTATACAACGTCGTTGCACTGGTGCTGGTTAAATCGACTTTTTTATTAACAAATGTATTTGCCATTAGGCTAAAAATAAAGCGGTAGCTTCCGCTTCCTCTTTTAATTCCTGTTGAAATGTTGTGTTCAATTTTTGTAGTACACTATCTACATCCCTAACAAAGGATTGTTGTATGAACTGGTCATATTCTTTAGAAGGCTGTGTTAATGATTGTATGATTTTAGCCATATAAACCTGTATATCCTGTGCCTTTAAAAAAATCTAATAAATTCTGACGATAGATGTTATCTAAAAAATCTTGTTGATCCGTGTATCCTGCCGTTAGATTGTTATCAACAGGAAGGGTATTTATTCCTCCTGTAGGTAAAACCGGTGGAGCTTGAGCGGTAGTTATAGGCATGACATCTGGACCTCCACCTCCAATGACAGGGGGTGGACCTTCTCCCCCTCCTGTGGATTGACCATAAGTGCCCGCTTGATAGGCTGTGGCATCTTCTGGACTAACATAGCCACTTAATAAATCTTCCCTTGATAAAGTCTGTCCTGTGCCTGTGAAAAAATTTGATAAATTTTGTTTGAATTGATTTTCAGGATTAAGATAGTTGTAAGCACCGTAAGCTGTTCCTAAACCTGGAAGAAGTAAATTTGCACCTACTCCTAATACAGTATTCATAATACCACTTGGTTCTTGATACTCATCTAATTTAAGTTGTCCTTGAAGTTCTGAAGTTGTCCCTGTTCCAGGTGCCGTGGTTTTACTTATAATATCAATGTAGTCTTTTTCCTGTTGTTGCTGGACAATTAAATCCCGCATTTCATTTTGACGATTTAATTCATCTGCTACCTTTTGTTCTTGAACTTGGGTTGGAGTATCAACAGCATGATGACGAGCAGGTGCTGTATAAGTAGGTCGAGAAACTGGTTGTGGATCTCTATCAGCTCCGCCTCCACGATGACCCCCACTACTTCCTACTGGTTGTGGATCTCTATCAGCTCCGCCTCCACGATGACCCCCACTACTTCCTGATGAACCTCCGTAATGTCCAGGCATTATCTTCTCCCGTCTGGCTGAATATCAAGTTTGAACGTTCCTAGTTTCCAGTGTTGTCCTGTACTTGAATTTGAAATTTTTAAAGAAATAGATCTCGCGCGTGCGCGCGTGTCTATTTTTGTTGTGCTGGTTGTTGCTGTAAAAGGTCCTAAAGAAGAACTACTTTGTGCTTGATTTGGAAAATCCCTTAAATTTAAAGTAACCGTTGCATCTCCTGTTTGTGTTAAAAAATCAGGAATAATTCTTCTAATCTTCATCATATATTCTCCATCTCCCCTAAAACCTAATCCTTCTCTTTGAGGTTGTTGGGAAATGTCATAATCACCTGATTCAATACTTGCGGAAATAGCACTTGCTGCACCTGCTTTAATTTGATTATTACCTGTTTCATGTTCAAAGTAGATTGTCACACCATCGGTGTTACCCACCGTCGTGTCACTCGTTGCGCTGGAATCGTATTCCGTGCCGTGAGGTTTTCCAAAAATATGTGAATCTGACCATGAAGATCTTGCGAGAGAACTCGTTGTCCATACCGGTCTTTGAGGAGTTGAATCCATATAATTATAAGTGACGGATCGATTGTTTGATGCTGCACCACTGCCTGGATAAAACCAAGTCACTTCGCCAAATAAATTATTAAGTCCCGCAAAAATATGATTTCTAGGTACGGTATTAATGTCATCATAAACATAGTCTTCAACTAAACACTGTAAGGATTCTAGTTTACCTGTATATCTAAAGAAACCATTTTCTGACATCCAATAAGCCGAACCATCCACTTCCACTGCTGCATTTTTACCAATCAGTCCGCAACCTGTTCCCACTTGCTGGAAGGAAAAAGTAAAAGGAGCTCCTACAAATCGCATGATAAATAGGGCATGATCGGTCCAAATGTAAATGGCATCACGACCTCTAATTGCTCCCATGATCCGTGTTCCATCGGCCAATCTTTGTGTGCCAGCGGTATTGGTTGCTGTCGGTGCCCAAGTGGTTAATGATTCTTGAGATGACCATCTAATGTACATATCATCCTGTGTCGATGTCGTTCCAATCGTGGTTTCCGTTCCAAAAGCAATTAAGTGCCGATCAGGAGTTGATACTAAAGTTTGTCTCGTTGCCGTTGGAGCACCTGATATAGCTGTTGCCCGTGTTGAGGTTGCGCCTGTAGCATCAGAATCCCATTCAAAGGTTGTTCCATCAACGATGGTTGCAATGAGTTTGTTTCCAAAATTGTCCAAGTGCCATAAACCTGGAGCAGTAATGATATCCCCTGTTTGTGAAGCTCCCCATTTCGTATAGTCTGAAGCATCGTAAACCGTTGCTCCATCCGAGTGGGTTGCTGCTGTGGTGTTATCCACAGCCCTTGTAATTCCTGATATAGTGCTTGTTCCCGTCGTATTAGTTGAATAGGTCATTCGCTCACTATCAATTAATAGGGTACCTGAAGAAGGCATACCGCTTGAACTGTCTAATGTAAGGCTGGTATCATCGGCATCAATCGCACCATCCAACGTTGCTGTAATTTCTCCAGCAACGGTACCACCCCATAAGCCTAATCCCCAACCCGCTGAAGATTCTTCAAGAGCAGGTCCGATGGAGTAATAATATTTTACTCTAATTCCTCCGGATGTGGTGGCTCCTGATCCACTTTCGTTTGATCCCATTTCGACCGTAATCGTTGTGCTGGTTGGTACGGTAGCCACCATAAAATTCTTATCGTCAAAATCGCTAGAACCAAAATCAGAATCGGTAATAGCAGTAAAATTATCGCAAAGGATAATATCCCCTTTAGTAATATTATGATCGCTTGCAAACGTGATTGTAACTGTGGCATCGCCATTGGTTGTTGTAAAGGCACTGGTTAAAGTTGTTGTACTTTTTAGAGGAGTGATATCATAAAAAGCTCCTCCAGAATAGACATATAAAAATCGGTTTGTTCCTAAAGCAGCGTATTTGATACCACTCGCATTAACAAAATGGTGTAGTGCCGTGTTTCGTCCAGTAAGAGTTTGGTCTCCTAATTGCGCCCAACCCCCTATTTTTTCAGGAGTGCCATATCGAAAACGTACATAGTCTCCTTTAACCCACTGACCTTCTCCGCCTGTGGCTGTGACTTGTTTATTAAATCCTGGTAAAAATCCTATTTTTTGAAGCATAAAACCTTTATAATATTAAAAGGCCCAGCTTACAAATGAATATCTGACCCCTTTCTTCGCCTCTTTAACTTCATGAGGATACATGAAATTAGAAGGAAATAAAAGTATATCTCCTGTTTTTAGCTTAATTTCTTTACCCCTGCAATAAAATTCTGCACCTTCATAATCTTCATTGAGTTGAGCAACAATGGATATGATGGGCACACCTTTCATTTTTCCATCAAAAATGCTGTGAATATGATCATAATGCTGTCTCATCATCGTACCAATGGGATACTTATTAAATCGTATCGGAGAAAATTTTGTTAACCAAGGAGGATTTGTTTTTTGTCCTTTAATTGAATACTTATTTTGATAAGCTTCTAAAGCTTTAACAAGATGAGGTGTGATTTTATTCTGTTGTTCTTGAGTACAAGGCATAACATCTAATTCTTTTGTAGGTTCTGAAGTAGAGGTTCCTGTTGTATAATTATTCCAGGTATGCTTCTTCCATTGTTTTTTATTACATTCATCAATCAACTCTTCACATAATTCTTTGGGTATGGCATTGGTCACAAATATATAATCATCAACCTTGTCCATAAAGCTCCTTGATATTTAAATGTGTTAAGCTGTCCGTACTACCTAATTCATCAATACAAAAAGTATTAAAAGACATGCTATAGCGTTCTTCATTACCTTTATTAAGTGGAACGGAATGTCTTAAACTCGATGGAAACAAGACCAATTCGCCATCGGTCATGGGTAAGAGAAAAGTTTCAGCGTTGAAGGTGTTATATTTTTCAGGGTTTAATTTAACACCATCTTGTATAGATTTATTAAATTGTATGGGAGGTAGTGTTTTTGTTTGTCTAAAATAAAAAACGCCACTGATAATACTATTCGGATGTACATGTTCGTGATGTTTGCTATTGGGTGGATTACGGTTCGTCCAAGCCTGTGTCACCACTAATCTTTGTTTAGTATTTAAAATCTTTTGTGTATATTTGTTTAAACTTTCGTAAATAAAATCTTTAATTTTGGACAGCTCTTTATGCTTTAATAAATAAGTAT